CACTAATTATGTAGGTGAAAATCTTGAATTTAATGCAGGAGCAAACACACCTGAATTAAACGCAGAACAATTTAAACAATTTCAAGATAGAGTTGCAACAGGTCAAGCCGCTAATACAGCTTCAACTATTTTAGGCGCTAACAACCCTGTTGATATGTCTTCTGGTAATATTGCAAAATCAAACAATCAAATTATAACAGCAAAAAGCAATGTTGAAAAAGATCCTATTACTACAACGGCCCCAAAAACAGAGACAACTGCACTAACATCTTTAGAGCAAGAGCTTTTAAATAGACAAGATCAAATGAAAAAAGACAGAGACTTTGATAAGTATATGGCATTAGCTCAAGCTGGATTGTCTATTATGTCATCTAATAGCCCTACATTAGCTGGCGCAATAGGAGAAGGTGGAACTGCTGGGCTTTCTGCTTTTAGAGACGGGCAAAAACGCTATCAAGAAGGCATGAATGATATACTTAATGCTAGAGTAAAATTAAAAAGTAAGAAAACAGGCTTGACTCAAAAAGATGCTATTACAGCAATAAGTTCTATTGATTCAGATATATCTAGTTTAATGAAAGATAATGAAAAATCATTTGATACAGCTGTAAAAAAACAAATTGCAGATAAAATAGCACAATTAGAATATCAAAAAGAAGGTTTAATGGGCATAGCTGGTTATAGTAGGTTAAGTAAAAATGTAAGTGATAGCAAAAATAATAAAAGTTAAGGTTAACAAATGGGATCATACAATACATTTAGTAGAGTAACAGGTAAGTCTTATCCTTTTATTATTGATGGAGACGCACCTTCACAAACAGAAATGGCTAGAATAAATGCTATTTTAGCAGAAGAAGAAGGCATTACTACTGAACAAGTAGAGCAAGATAACGGCAATCTCTTTACTAGAAATATAGGAAGAGGCGTAGACACCATACAGCAGGCTTACGGATCAGCTGTTGAAGGTGTCGGAGAATCAACTGGCTTAGATTTTTTAAAAAATTACGGAGCGTCTGTTGTTGAAGATAATAGAAAAGAACTAGAAGCAAGCCAAAAATCAGCTAGGCAGTTAGACGACATCAAAGATGCTGGTAGTTTTTTTGATTATGCAGGCGCTACACTAGGGTCCCAAGTTCCACAGCTTGGTAGTACATTAGGCGGCTCTCTTGCTGGAGCTGCAGTAGGATCTGTTGTCCCAGTTATTGGTACTGCTATTGGTGCAGTGATAGGTGGTTTAGCGGCTAACTTACCTTTTTTCTACGGGTCTAACAGAGAAGCGCAAAAAGAAGAAGTTGCTTTAGGAAATAGAGTAGAAGTTTCTGAAGCAGCTGCAGCTTTAACAGCTATCCCACAATCTATATTAGATATTATTGCAGATAGATTTTTAGTTGGTGGTTTCACTGGCAAGTTAATAAATGGCGGAGGATTATTTACTAAGGGCATTAAGTCAGGAATAAAAGAAATTGGTAAGCGAGCAGCTGTAGGAACAGGCAAAGGTATTATTCAAGAAGTACCAACAGAGATAGGGCAACAAGTATTAGAACGTTTCCAAGCGGGTAAAAGCCTTACAAATAAAGACGCTATGGACGAGTATAAAGAGGTTGCGGCAGCCGCTGCGCTTATAGGTGGTACTGTTTCATCTGCCGGTACTATTGTAGCTGGTAGTAAAAAGAAAAAATTAACTAAAGACGAAGAGCTTAATAGAGATCAAGCACTAGAAGCTCAACAAACATTACAAAAGTTAAAAAATGCAGATAACTTTTTAAATAAAAAAGGATTGCCAGCGCCAAGCACTTCTCCTGCAGAAGTACAAGACGATCCTGATGCTGCTAATTTACAAACAGAAGACCAAACTGCTATTGATAAAACTAAAATAACGCCTGAAGAGTATCCTTTTTATATAAAATACACTAAGGCATTAGATGCAGTTAAAAAATCTGGTAAAGTAAACCCTATAATAGTTAGAAATGCTGTAAAAGAAGAAGGAAAAAAAGTAACTAAAGTTGAGGTTGATGAGCTTATTCAACAGATGGTTAACGAAGGTGAAATAAAAACAGCTGGTAAAAATAAATACAATGTTGTTCAAGATGATTTAGACACATACAAAATTAGAGCTAATGCGTTAAAAGAAAAAGCAAAAAGTCTTCTTGATCAAAGAAAATTAATAGAAGAAGAAACAAAAAAGTTACCTCCAATACCATCTCTTGATGCTGATCCTGTTGTAGCAGAGACAAACAAACAGAGAATGGCACAAATAGAAAAACAATATGACCAAGTAGTAAGAGAAGCTATATCTCTTGAGTCTGAAGCTGGTAGATACATTAATAAAAAGTACAACACTACAGATGTTAAAGGAGTAAAAGATCAAAGGGTTGCTATAGAAAACCCTGTAAATGCAAGCAATATAATACCAGATTTTAATGCTAAAAAAAGTTTTGATAACGCTAGTAAAGCAAGTCCTACGCAAGATTATTTAAGTAAACGTGATACAGTTATTAAAAACTTATCTAATAAACTAAAAGCTATTGGATTAAGTGATGTCGTATTGCGACAAGAAAACATTTCTACAAGAGGTTCTGATCAAACACCACAAGAAGCTATAAAAAGTGGTCAGCTTTACGAAGGTTATTTTACTACTGAGAACAATCAAAAAACTATAGCTTTAGCTATGGAGATATATGATCCTAATCTTTCAGACGCACAATTAGAATCAAAGATTGGTGGTGTATTAAATCATGAAGTTATACATGCATTAAAAAATATGGGCTTGTTTTCTGTAAGTGAACTAAAGTCTCTTACCGATGCGGTTTCAAAACGTAAGTATGTTGTTATGGAAGACGGCAAGCCAGTCAGTAGACAGTACACTTATTTAGATAGAGCCATTAGGGTTAATCCAGATCTTCCAGCTGAAGCTCAGATAGAAGAAGCTGTTGCAGAGATGTACAGAGACTACGCTGATGGCAAAATAAAAGTTGTAGCCCAACCTAAAACGTTATTTGAAAAAATTACTAAATTTATTAAATCTATTTTTGGCGCTCACGAAGATGCAGGGTTTACAGATGTAGATCAAATATTTGAAAACATTGGCACCACTGATGAAGCAAAACAGATAGGCAGAAGAGATAGAGAACCACAAAAAGTTATGAAAGAACAAGATGACAGGATGAATTCTTTCACTAGTTTATCAGATCAACTTACTGGCGATCCAAAACCTACAATCAAACCTAGTGCAAAAATACCTACAAAAGTTAAGAAAGCATTCAAGTTATTTGTTCAAAGACCAGATGGTCAGTTGTTACCGTTGTTTGTTAATTCTGCTAATCCAATACCTACAGGACAGTTTATAGAAGCAGATTTTCCAACAGCTACATTCCAAGGAAGATCTTCAGCTAAAGGAAAGGCATCATTTTATGTTCCGACTAAAGGCGCAGAACGTACACAAGGCGAAGTAAAAAGAAAAACTGGAACACAGATAATAATTAACTCTGAGCAAGACAGAGCAAAATTAATTCAAGAAGGTTATATAACAGATAACGTAAGCAGAACAAAAGATGCACCGTATGGTCAAGTTACCGCGGTTGCTGCACGCCCCGGTTTCCACGCAAGTGTAATGCCATATGCTTTACATTTAGGACCTCAAGACTTACAAATCACGAAACGTGAAGCTGATATATTAAAGCCTATGAATATAAAAGTTGTACCAAAACAAGGTCAATATTTTGTTAAACGTAGGGCAGAAGATCAAGTGTTTGCCGAAGTGTCTATGGCAGATGATGTAGACTATCAATCACAGATAGATAATTCAGATAGAACAGATATAAATGACAGAGTTCCTATTGGTGGTAGCTATCAATATAAAGATGGGCAAGCTAATGAAGATTGGGTTGTTGGCGGAGACATGCGTATAGATAGAGTTTTGTCTAGATCAGAAGCTAAAGACATACAAAATAAGATGGGCGTTCAAGACTTACCTTATAAAGCAGAAGTTGAAGAGATATTAAATAGGAAGCTATCAAATGAATTGCCAGACTCTAGAAAATTTTCTTCTAAATCTAGTTTAGCCGACCAAGATATAGAAGGGTTAACAGACGCAGAAGTTCAAGATTTTATAAAAAGAGCAAGAGAAATTAAAAAATCTGCTAGTACTTTAATAGCAGAAGAGATGGAAGTTCTTGGTGATATGCTTTTTGTTTCTCACAATTTAGAATCAGCAGCGTTAGTAGAGGCAGACAAACGAGGCGGATTAGCTATGCCTTCAATAGGTATTGGAAATGTAAAAGGTGGCTTTGCTCAATTTGGATCAATACAATTAATTGGCCCTATTAAAATGGTTGACAGACCTTACAGAGGAGACGCTTACACAATAAGAACTCCGGGTATAACAAGAAGCATAACATCTGCAGGCGAAGTTTATTCAATTCAAATAAACAAAGCAGTAATTCAAAAATTATATCCATATTTTAAAGAATATAAAGATGTGTTTCCTACAAAACAAGCTACTTCTATAACCAAATTAGTACAAGATAAACAAATAGAAAAAACAGCTCTTAATATTTACAATGGCGAAGCCTATGTTGATAACGATCTTATTTTGTCCAGCACTATGCAAATAAAATATTTATTAGACACAGGAAAATTAGAACAAGAATTTATAAATATAGCAGTATCAGATCCTAATGAATTTATGGATAATGAATTAGATAGAATAAAATTTAAAAAACAATTAGATGATGGATTAATAACTGTTGTTGATTATTTAGAAGCTACAGAAGGATCGTATGCAACTAGAAAAAAAATTAAAGAAATGGATACGTTTGTATTAAGTGCTATGCAGACATCTTTTTTTGAAAGAAATTTTATAAAATCAGAAGAAGACATAAACAATATTAATAACTGGGTAACAGTTGAAAGAGATAACGCTGAATCAGTTCTTAAAAACAAGCCTATTTTTAAAGAAACAATAAGAGATGGATCACTCTCAAAAGATATACCTGCATCTTTAAGTAATATTTTAAAAGTAATGAGAAGAAGTAAAGGCCCAGCACAAGAGGGTGGCTTTAGTACTGATGATTCGCAATTAAGTATTGTAAGAGCAAAATATGCACCAAGATTTAAAACTTTAGAAGAAGTTAAAAATGCAAGAGGCAACATAAATCCACAAGAATTTATGAATAAAAAAGAATCTATTGGATTAGATTATGAAGATCTTCAAGACGCAATGTTTACACAACTTGTTGGAACTCGTCAGGAGCAATTAGTTGATATGAATACTTTAGGCACAGATAGATTTTTGCCTGAAAATTTAGTTAGAGAAAATGGATTAGAAGTTCAGTCCATTATTAATATAATGACTGGCAAACCTAAGTACAGATTAGAATCTGGCCTTCTTACTAATGAAGCAGATAAACAAACAGCAATAAAATTTATTAAAAACATAGAAAATAATATACCTAAAATGTTAAGAGAAGACATTAAAGCATTTGGTAAAAATATTAAAAATATGCCTACTCAATATTTTGAAATGAAGCCTGAAAGGGGAGTTAAATTAAATGAATTTGTTGGAGCTATCGTTCCTTTTGACACAAGTCAAAGGGCATTAGATGTATTAAAATTTAATTTACCTAGAGAAAATGGCAAAACAAGAATTGTAAAATATAAATCAAGTCAAGAACGAAGAGAAGCAATATTAGAATTCAAAGATGTAATGTTTTCTAGGAAACAATTAGACCCAGAGTTGTTAAGTCAAAGTGTTATAGGCAAGTATAAAACTGATAATGATGGCAATATATTAACTAAAGAACAACTAGGCAACGAGAACCCGTTTATTAGCGCAGCCCCACTTGGCACGGTAAAATTAGAAGATGCATTGCAAAAGCTACAGGACGATAGAGGCGGTGTTATATATGATATAACAAATGCAGAAGATAGAGAAAAAGTATCACAAATTATAGCTGAAGAAGCTAGAGTTGCCTATGAACGCGATCCTAGTGCTATTGGTTGGTATGACCGTACATTAAAACTAGCTAAAAAAGTAATTGGGGTAGCCCACCCAGAAATTGATCCAAAAAATAAAAGTTATAATCCAGACAATGAAAGTGCATTTGATTTTGCATTATCTATTACGTCTAATGGATTAGCTATAATACCTAACTTTAAATTAGCAACACAACAGTATGAGTACTGGGTAGAGAACGGTAAATTTAAAGAAGAAGGTAAAGATGCAGGTGTTGTAAAAGCATTCACTTCTTACAATCTTATGAAAGAAACAATGAGTGACGCTGATATAACAGAGTTTTTAAATACTGATTTTACTTTTGGAGAGTTAAAAAATTTACCTTTAATAAAAGAACTTGGATTAAATATTTCTGGAGAGAATGTAAACGCAGTTGTTAAGGGTTCACAAATATTTGGATCAAAAATTGGTGGAGCTTTTTATCAGAATGTAAGAGGTAACTATAACGCTCTTACTATGGATAGATGGTTTATGAGGTTCTTTAATAGAATTACAGGCAATCCATTTAAAATTATAGGCGATCAAGTATTGTCTAAAAATACAACTAGATTGTTAAACGCTCATGAAGATGTTTATAGCTCAAAAAATAATTACCTTATTAATGCAATAGAAAATGCAAAAGAAGAAGCTAATATTGATATTGTTAATGCAGTTACCGCGCCTGATCTGGCCGCTGCTTTAGATAGGCAGTATCAAGTTTACTTTCAAAACTTACCAAAAGCTATGAGAGAAAAGAAAACAGAATTAGACTTAGCCGCTCAAACATTGAATAGAAATGAAAATTTACAAATAGTTGAAGCTCCAAGAAGTGGAGGAGACAGATTTTTAATGAGGCAAACTATTACCAGAGCTAGAGAAATATTAGCTGGTAATGGAGTTGTAATGTCTAATGCAGATATACAAGCCTTATTATGGTATTCAGAAAAAGATTTGCTTGAAGCCGCTGGAGTTAGAAAAGGTCAAGGATTAAAGAACGATTATGTAGATGGTGCTATAGCAGTTCTAAAAGAGAAAGGAATAGAAAATGAAACGATCTCAGAAACACTCCCCAATGCAGAGAGAAACAGACTCGATAGTGACACAAATACCGAAACAAAGATTGTCGGAGTTTATAACCCAAATGATGTCCTTACACAAGAAGAAGCAGGAGGAGAAGTTAATCAAGAAGTAGAAGAGTATGATGTATTTGAAGGCACAACTGAAGAAGAAAAAACTAATCTATCTGATTTACATGAAGAAATAGATAAATTTAATAGAATAATGTCTACATCAGTTAATCCAAACAAAGTGATCAACGTACCGCTTGCAGATGGCTCTGCAGGAATATTTGGAAATAAGTTTTACTATGGCGTTATAAAGGGTCCCCAAGGAAAACAAGTAGGTGTTGTATTAACAGAAGGATTTCATGAGTACAAAGGTATAGATGCAAGAGGCAATCCTTTGTATGGTGGTGAAGGTATGGAGCATATACTTGGTGAAAGAGGAGACAAGCCAAATAGAAGAGATGAATTATTAAAGCCTACAGAAAAAGGTAACTGGATTAAATATAGAGATGTTGAGACAGCTATATACGAGATGTTAAAGGCATATAAGTATAACAATGGTGTTAGAGAAAGCTTTGATGGCACATCTCCTGACAGAATGCTTATTTGGGATAAAGCTAGAATAGCAGGACAAAATAATAAAAATAAAAGTTTAGCTTTAGTATTAAAATACAAGCCTGACACATATAAAATACCTCTTTATGTTGTCAACACAACTTATATGGAAGATAGCAGTCAAAGAATTACTTCTAAAGCTACTATGCCTACCACCGATACAACAAAAGACTCTGATCAAATTGTAAAAGATGTAGAGGATAAACGATTAAAAGTACAATATAATAACTTATCTAAAATTTTAGGTTCTGTGGTTTCTAAAGTTACGTTTGGCAAAATAGAAAAAGACAAAGCACAGAAAGAAGCTGAAAAAATATTAATTAAGTTTCAAGATGCCATGTTACCCATAGGCGATTTAATAGACGAGCTTATAAAAAAAGGTTACACCATAGCCGATGCTTTGGACACATACATGCAAGAAGAATTATTTCATGGTAGAGCAGGGGCAAAGGTAGACAAAATACAAAAAGATGTATTTGAGCCTATGGTAGACATTATGAAAACTATAAATGTTACTGATGACCAATATTTAAACTTATCTAAGGTTAGTGGTTTTGTTAGTTTAGCTACTAGCAGATATATAGACAAAAAATTGGTTGTTGCAGATGCCATCCTTTATGCGCGCCACGCTAAAGAAAGAAACGATTTTATAAATAAAAATAAATCAGCTGGATCAGTAGCTGGATCTGGAATGAATAACACAGAAGCAGATGCTATTTTAGATTGGGTATCTCAATTAAGTTTAACTGAGCAAGACAAGTTGACTCAAATAGAAAATCTTGCAAAAACTATTATTTTAAATACAAATCAACAACGTCTTGAAAGTGGTCTTATAAATCCAAATTTATTGGACACTAATTTTAAATCAAAAGTTTATAACAATTATGTTCCTTTAAGAGGTGATATAGAATCAGAAGTAGAAACTGACGAAGATTTAATGGGCAAACCAAGAATGACTACCAATTTGTTTGGCGCAGCTGGTAAAGAGGACCGTTCAGCAACAGGCACAAATAAATATGCAGAAAATATTATTCCTTCTCTTATGGCTCAAAATCAAAGGTCTATAGATAGAGGTGAGAGAAATAAAGTAGGAGTATCTTTTGCCAACCTTCTTAGAGGCCAAGAAGAACAAGCAGATGGCAGTTTTGCTATCAACGAAAATTTAGCAAAAGAAATGGGAAATATAGCAGAAATAGTAACAAAGACTGAAGGGTTAGACCCTAATAGTATATTAACTATAAAAGAAAAAGGCTCAGAAGTTAAGGTTCACTTTTACGATAAAAGAATTGGTAGAGCACTAAAAGGTCACTTAAGCCCTGAAAGTGTGGGCAAGTTTACTAAAGCTTTAGGAAAGATGAATAGATATCTTTCTAGCATTAATACAACATACAACCCTTCATTTGTTATACCAAACTTTGCAAGAGACCTACAGGCAGCAGGCGTAAACATGCAACAGTATGATAAAAAAGGAATGACTAAAGAAGTCTTAACTAGTGCTTTACCAGCAGTAAAAGGAATTATAGCTGTTTTGAGAGGTGGTAAAAAAACTTTTTGGTCAGCAGAATACGATAAGTTTGTTGAAGCTGGAGGAAAAAATGCTACTAACCAGATGGGCGATCTTCAAGATCAAATAAATAATATTGGGAGCATATTGGGAGATATATCAGACACTGGTATTAAAGGTAAGTTGGGATTAAATAAGAATGGATTTACAAAAAAACTGCTTAATTTTCTTGATGATTATAACACTGCAGTTGAGAATGGTGTTCGTGTAGCAACCTTTACTTCATTAACTAAGCGTGGGGTTTCTCCAGCCCGGGCTGCACAGGCAGCAAGGAACGTAACAGTGAACTTTGCTAAAGGTGGTGAAAACAAAACACTTATGAACTCTTGGTATTTGTTTTATAATGCATCTCTTCAAGGATCAATGGCGTTGATTAATGCCGCGGCTAAGTCAAGCAAGGTAAGAAAAGTTTGGGCAGGTTTGGTTGTCTACGGCATCATGCAAGATCAGATTAATTCTTTATTATCTGATGATGAAGATGAAGATGGAATAAAAGATTATGATGAATTGCCTAGGTACGTTCTCGAACATAACTTGATATTACCTACTTTTGGACTAGCAGGAGATAAGTTTATACAGATACCTTTATCTTATGGCTTAAACCTAGCTACGAATTTTGGTAGAGCTTTAAGTAGAACTGCACGAGGAGAATACACTTCAGGAGAAGCATCAAGAACTATTTTTGGAACTGCATTTGAGTCCATAAGTCCATTCGGTGGCTTTGACAACATGTATAATTTAACTGCACCTACAGTATTAGATCCTTTTGTAAGTCTGGCTATCAACGAAGATTATAAAGGAGATCCAATATTTAAAGAGTCTCCTACATTTGCCTCAAGACCTACACCAGATAGCCAAGCATACTGGTCTAATACTGGCTCTATACCAAAGTTTATAGCAAACTCTGTTAACACTATAACTGGTGGAGATACTGTGGAAAGTGGCTATATAGATTTTTCTCCTAACACTATGGAATTTTGGTTTGATTACTTTGCAGGAGGGGCAGGATCATTTGTGCAGAGAACGGCAGAAGCACCAGTTGCTATAATAGACGCACTTAAAGGAGACTTTGAGGGAGATTTACTGAGGTCAATACCACTTGTTAGAAAAGTGGTAATAAGTCCTAGTGAAAGAGAAGACGTTGGCAATTATCTAGAGAATAGAAAAGACCTATACACTATATTAGCTAGAATAGACTTAGCAAAGAAGTCTGGAGATGGGCAATCAGTTAGAAGTCTGTTCACGAGATATAAAGATGAATTGCAAATTGCAGGAAGAATTAAAGCTATAGACAATGCAAGGAATAGGTTATTAAGACAACTTAAAGAAATAGAGAGCAACCCAAAGATACCTGAAGATATGAAACTAAACCTCAAGAGAATTAGAAGAGAAAAACTAAACGATCTTATGAGACAAGGGTTAATTTTAATGAGAACAGTAGGCTTTAAAAAAGCAGGCTAAAAGTTAACATTAACATATATCTAAAAGTTAATAATATAATAGGCAGTCGCCTGTGTGGCGTGCCTGTGAGGAAAGTCACATGGCGAAGTGAATAGAATCTTTAAAAGTTAGCTATTTACGAGGCTATGATAGTATCGCTGCTGAGTTTTTATTTAGCTTGATCAGTTCAGATAAGTACCATTGAGCCTTTTGCAAATCTTCCAAGCCATTTTTATGTTTGTATCTCCATATATATTTAATAATATTTCCTTGAAGATAAAATTCGTACCCATTATCTGTGGCACTTTTAATTGCATCTATACATTCTACCTTACCTTTTCTATAGTGGCTTGGTCTATTCACGTTATCCTTTTTCATTTTCTTACTCCTATCCCTTTAAAGTCTTTTAAATCGTAATGGCACATAGGCTCTTGGTCTTGCCAGTCATTTCTATCTGATCTTCCACCTTGTTTAATTTGGTGATTGGAAGAAAAATCTAAATATCCTATTCTGTCTAACCAAGACACAATTAGTATTGTTGGTCTATGAGTGTAGAGCCACAAATCTCTAGCTTTCATAACTTTAGCTAAAGAAATAATATATGTGGGGAATGTACCAAATCTATGAGTTCTGCATTTTACTTCTGCAAAACCAAGTAACTCTTTTTCACGATACATTGCATAATCTAATTTGTATGATATTGGCAGTTTAAAAGAAGCCACGTTCCAAGAATTAGAAACGTGGCTTATTACTTTTTTTTCTGACGTAAGGTCGTTTTCCGTCTCGTACATAACTCGCATCTGTTAACCTTAACTTTTGTTTTTTTTATTTTCTATCCAAGAAATGATATCTTCTTTTTTAAATAATTTTTTTGAAAGATACTTTGATTTTATTATTTCAAATGGTTTGGGAAAATTTTCTTCTGGAGTATTGATAAAACGATAAATCATACCCTTACTCAAAGAGAGATAATTAGCAACTCCACCTATAGTTAAATAGTCAGATGTAGTATCTGAATTATTGTCAGACTTCTTTTGAGTCATCTTCTTTCCTTTCATCTGGAGTGCCATCATCATTGAGCTTAACCATAACAATCATATACCTAGAGCCAACCCAATCTTTATGTAGTGCTTCTGGGACATCATTAGGGTGTATGGTTAATCTTATGTTAGTGCCATTTTTGTCTTGCATCATAGATGTTTTAACTGCTTCAAAATTTATGCTTGAAACACCTAACCCATCTGTTAAAGCATTTAGTGGTTCGCAGTTTACTTTTACTTCTTCCATTTTAATATCCTCTAGAATGGTATTTCATCATCATCTATAGATGGTGTTGCTTGAGCTTGAATTGGCTCTGGCTTCTGATAGCTTTGATTATTATCTTGTCTATCTCTCTCAATGTTGGCAATTATTCTAAGGTATGGATTACCTGCCTTAGAGAGTTTTTTCCAACCAACCAGATTCATTTTAGGTTCTGCTATTCCCTCTTCTTTTTGTTTTATTAAATCGTTGAGAACTTCCATCTCTAATTGAAGCATACCAGAGTAGTCTGGGGATTTCTCTGATCTCTTTTCTTTTTGAGTGAATAGTGATCCAGTCGCTGGGTATTTATTGTCCATCAATTTTCTCCTTTTTGCTTGATGCTATTTCATTTGCTCTTTCTTTAAAAAGAGCCTCCACTTGATCGTAGTCTTCTTTCGATAGTTCCTTTAAGGTATCTAGTGCTTCTGCATTGTTTTTCCAAAAGCCAACTAAATCTGCTCTGTTATCTGTAGTGGGCATGAACTGTATGAAAACTTCTTTAATCATAGCCAAACCTTTTTCATTGGTAACTGACCCATCTAAATGCTTGACCTTAACTACTGGCTCTTTATCAAGATCGACATTATCTGTAGTACCACCTTTTATGTCTTTGGGTCTTTCTTCCTTGAAGCTATCAGCTTCGTCTTCTGCATAAACATCTCCATGTAAACCCAGTAGCTTTAATATCACACGATCTTTAGCTCTTTTTTCAGCCATGGCATATGGATAACTATTTTTGTTATTAGATGGAGATGCTTCTCCAATAGACCATTCTGATTTATCGCCCATGTGACCAGTAACAATTAAACTGGCAATTCTTTTTTCTGAATTGGATTCAAGAACCTCTGGCTTATCAAATGTTATTTTGTTTTTTACTGCTACTTTTTCTAATGCCTTATGCAATAAAACATAAGTACCATGACAATCCCAACCTGCATTTTTGTGATCCATTCCTATTTCTTTTAAAGTAGAAACCACTTTTTCTGGTATATCAGCTTTCATTTTTTTCCTCTCTTTTCTTTTCTATTTGCAAACCAAAATCGTATCCTTTTCTGTAATAAGCTGAACTCTTATTCTGTTCGTACTTATCTTTATAAAAGATGCTATCCTCTATCCCTTG